GTATTTTGATTTAAAAACCAAGTTAAGCCCCACTGGATAGTGAAACCATTGGCGAATTTTACGAAACCAGCGTTAGCATCGAGTTTAGATGCCACGATAGCACCTTGGCCTAATAAGTTTTTAATTGTAACAAGCGTACTCGCTGGGGAGTCTTTCCAGTTAGCACTGCCGAGGATTGCTTTGATTTGGTCTGTGATAGGAGCGTGCGCACTTGTGTCACGGCTATGGGCCTCTAATGCACCTCTAGTCAGATATGCCGCATCAATCTTCTTAACGGTTACATTTGTTGAGTTGCCAATTACAACATCTAAGGAGAATACTTTAGAATTAATCGGTGTTTCCTTGGATGGAATATAGGATGCGTAGTTACCGCCATTACTATATGCAATTAATCTAGCGGCGGAATCAGATTCACCTTCTAAATTGGCATATACGCCTAATTCCCTAGCAAAGAATCCATTAGTTACCGTACTATTGCCTACTGCAAATTCAATTCTAAATTGGCCGTCTCCTACGAATTCACCATTAGAGGTAAACGGACACTCCAATTTTGGAGCTATTACAGAGGACATAGTATCGATATTTTGGTTATCTAGTTGGCCGTCCCCAGTAACTAATTTAATATACTGCAACTTCTTACCAGTTGCTTGCGATCTTGCGATTAACTCACGGCCATAATTGGTTAATCGTGTATTTGGATAAATTGAAGCCATGTGTTCTCCTTATACTTTAATTGTTTCTAATACGTCGAAGCTCATGCCTATATTAATGTCAGAGCCTACTTTGAAGTCAAACTCATCTAGCGCCGCACCGACGTGGAATGACTCATATACATCTGAGATAGCTCCGATATATATTTCGCCATTAAGTGGTGTAGTACTTTTTGTCTTGATGATTAAGTTCTTAGGTATTAATGGCTCGACATAATCAATAATATTGTTTAATTGAGTCTCAAAGCCATCTACTACATCTAGCCAGTACTCATACCTATCAGATACAACAGAGTGCTCTACTACGTGATTACCGAATTTAAAATTGAGCATTTCTTGTACTTTTGGCAGAGTAAAAGGACGCTGCCCGATTAATACCGATAATATTTCACTTCTGCGCCCTTCTGTGTCTGTTAAATCCGGAGGATTGATGCCTAATATTTGTTCCCATGCTTCAAGTCCGTAATCTGATGCGGTATAGATGTATTCTTCCTTAAAGATATCTAGCATGATATCCCATAGTAGTTGTAATTCAGCTGATTCCACTCGATACACTTCTTGGATATCCCGAGAATCTCGAGTTAACGGAACGGCGAATTGTGAGATATCAATATCTCGCTTAAAAATACCGAAATCTGTAATCATACTGCCACCAAAGTAATCGCCCCTAATACTGGGATTTGATTATCCTTTAATTCAAGTTTTGATATCGCGGCACCGTTTACGGCAATTCTACCCACATCAAGAACGTTAGGAAGTTCAACCATCAAAGCTGTTACCAGGCTAGACCGTAGAATAACATGATCATTCTCGTCTTGATTACACCATTCTTTAGCACGAATAAGTAATCGTTGCTTGATAGCGTTTTCAGCAAGGGTTTGAATTTCGTTAATTGTGTGACCGCTCATCATAGTTACTTCAATTCGGTAGTTAACAGTTACAGGTTCAGCCTTTTCGATTGTTACAGTATGACCTATAGGAGCGAGCCCATAGCCTTTGCCTTTCGGTGCAGGGTCTATAACATTCTCTACTTCCTTAATCAGTTCATCTGCTGCCGGCTTGTAGTCGCTATTTAAGACGACTAACTTAACTGTACCTCCACCATTCCAACAGCGGTATACTTTAACACCACCTACACCGGGGATAGCTAATACCTTTTCCTTGTAATCAGCACCGTTGCCGCCATAAGCTTTTGATTTTAAAGCATCAAAGTATCGTTTTCTAAATACTTCCGTGTCTTCTTCATCTTCACCAGGCGTGATATTCTTCAATATCTTAGCGGAGGTAAGACCATTAATACCTTGGATTGGCGTAATATCACCTGTAGTCGCATTAGGAGTGCGTCCGTACTGTTCGCATTTGAGTTTGTACTTATGTTCCGTGTCGTTGATTAACTCTGTTACAACAAAGTTGTATTCATTGTAATTAAACCTGGAGCCAATCGGTACTTCCATATTAAACTGGGCTTCAAATTCGCCTTGCGTGGCCGGTTCCGGGTAAATATTAAACTCTGCCGCCCGAAGTATTAAGAACTCACGGTCTGCCGTAGTTGCAAACGCTTGTTTCAAAATAACATCTGCTAGGATGTAAAGCTCTGCGAACTCTACACTTGCCGGAGCTGTAGCATCGTATATAACACTACCTTCACGCCTATCGAATTCATCTTTAACTCTATCGAGCATTCGTTTTTCAATTCGATTGGCCGTCATATGCTCATACAATACCTTTCACCCCTTTCTTGATTTTTTGTAGCGTACCATAGATGGTATCTACATCAAACTCAACCATGACGTCACCACCTTCGTGGCTAAAGTCAAAGTTGTATACTTTAGTTATTCTATCGTCATTCAGTAAAGCCTCTTCTATACGTCGCTGTAACTCGGCGTACACATACGGAATTGGCTGGCCGAATAAGTCTTGTAGCTCGATGCCGTAATTCCAACTGTAAATAATATATTGGTATCGCTCCGTGTTGATGATTTTATAAATCGCTTGCTCCATAGCTCGCAACTTATCCGCATAACCCCTAATTTGGCTATCCGTTCTAAAATCAACATCATACGTATGCGACGGTTCAATGTAATTCACTGTGTCAGGAATAAGCGCATCGTTATTTTGTTTTGGTAATAGTAAATTATCTGCCATTACTTAGTCGTGCACCCCCTGTTCGGGTTATACCAACGGTCTAATGCTATGTAACGCTGTCCGCCTGTTTCCTTCAGCATAATGACCTTATCACCCATAACTAACTGGTTATGAACGAGATACTTCTTACGACCTTTGTATTCATGGTTATGGCTTGCATATTCAGCCATACCGCCACCACCTGCTCGGTTTTCTGTGACATGATCAACACTCATCTCCATAGTCCATTCACAGGTGTTTTTAGTAAGAATAATATTTTCTTCAGGTACGGTTAACTTAGGGTCAATCTTAATAGCGAGCGGTGACACACTGACAACTTCGCCAACGACTACTTCCATAGGTTCGCCATTCGATATAACGGTGCTCGCTATTTCTTTAATCGTGTTAACGATTTTCATGTACTCGCTATCCATTATTTAGCCCCCATTCGAATAATCTTAGTTGGCGCTTCATCATTGTGCCATGCGTAATTTGCGTTACCATATTTCATAGCATAGCCACGTTTAGAAGAATTGCCGAAGCATCCGCCTGCACCATCTGCAATAACAACGTGTTCATCATCACCATAAATCAACAAATCGCCTTTATTAGCGTATCCGTTGAATTGTTCCGTTGTATAACCTTTAGCCTCGAGATTTTGGCGAAGCGTATCAACTCTTGCCGTGCCTTTGTTGTACTCATCTTTCAAATCAGAATTGTACCAAGACCCAGTAGCACATACTGTGTCAGCACAGCCTTGACTGCCGTATTGAGATACTCGGCCGTCATTGGCGCTGAATGCAGTATCAACTTGACCCGCTGTACCGCCTGCCCCAGTAGTGACTGCAGTACCTTTGGTCTTTTTAGCAGCTTCAATCTTCTTAACTGCTTCCGCATCTTCGTCTTTTGCAACTTCATAAGCCGCATCATTATCAACGTATCGTAAATCTAAATCCATTCCATGAAATCCTGTTTTAAATGTATGGGTAACAGACGTCACCATCATGTAATTATTAACAATCATATCGCCAAAGTTTCGATTGATGTACACCAAGGATCCACCGCGTACACGCACATCGCCAATGACATTTTTGAGTTTGATTTCACGGCTTTTCTTGTTTTTGTGAGCCATGATTGCCTTGGCTTGCGCTACTGCGTTGACGTCCTTTTCTTTAGGAATGAGCAGATACTGTAATCTGCCCCATTTCTCGATGTTCTTATCGTCCTTAGCTATGAAAGTGTTCTCCAACTTACTTGATGCGCCGTTGGGAACGGTGCGGACGATTTTTACATAGTTGTATGTTTCCTTGTCTATGGAAGTTGTGTATTGCACATCTTCCATGCACTCATCATCAATGTAAATATCGGTCTTCATAGTCTCAAATGACGCTAGCCTTAACTCGCCCGCATCATCGTACAAGTGATAGAACGCATGATTCGGCGTGTATATAGCCGTTTTATCGAGTAGCTGGCATATCATTTCTTGCAGTGACTTATCTTTGAATATAGTTTGCGGTTTCTCCGGAGTTTTCCATACGGTATCATCCATATAACCACATTTCAAACCAAAGTCATCGGCTACCATTTTGATGAACTCTGTCGCCGTCATAGCCCCGATAACATAGCAGTCTTTATTCTTAAGATAGCGTATCTGATCATAGCAAGTAACTGAAATAGAATTCTTGCCGTCACGCTGTTTCTCAAAGACATACCCAAAGAACACCGCCCCTCCGTTTAAAGTGAACTTGACAGTATCGCCTTCTTCAAAATTAAGGTTAGGGTCTTTAGGTACTTTGAAAGTCATCTTACTTGGAACGCAATCAACTGCTCTCGTAATTTGTACGCCGTCTTCTGGTTCTATGAGCCACAAATCACCAGTGCTTTTATTTCTGATGGTTAACTCATAGTGAAGTTGAGCCGGCATGGATAACGGAATGATAGTGCCATTGATTTGAGATTTTTCGACTGTTTTCTTTTCATCTATAGCCATTCGTTATTACCCTCACGCTTAAGCTGGACGATTTGGCCAACTCCCAAGATAGCGGGCACAGCGATTTTGTTAAGGGCAGCAATTTGGAATAGATTATCCGTATTACCTAATTGCTTCTTAACGATTTGCTGTAAAGTCTGACCTTTGGAGACCTTAGCAGTAGCTGCTGCTACCTTGCCGTCCGTCGGTCTATCCGACTTAACGCTACCTTTTGCAGTACCATCCTTATCGGTCTTCACTTCAATCCGTTTAGCACCCCAAGGCTTCCACTGCTTCAAGGTAACATTAGCATAGGAGTCAAAGCCGTTATCTGCATCTTCTTCTATGACGTAGTTTTCAAGCGTACATTTCATGTTAGTCATGGCTAGCATCTGTCCGCCTGGTTTCATTCGAACTACGATAAATTGGAAGATCGTCTTTGTAGTTTTAAGCTTTTCGAGTTCATCGATGTAGTACTTAGCCTTCTTAGACTTAAAGACCAAGGACTCATTAAATGGATAATCAGAGTTAGGCAACAAGAATTTAAAAGCGATGTCAGTAAGCCCTGCCGGTTTAATGACATTAACTTCGCCTTTCCCCAATAGCTCCATTGTTTCGTTCTTGCCATTGATAGTAGTGGTTAATTCTTTAGGGGGAATCGGTATCTGCATCGTCCCCATATAGAAGTAATACATTTAGATTCCCTCCCTTTGAATTGCAAATGCATCTTTCAAGCCTTTCGAGATTTGACTTGTAAAGCCATCTAGGTCAGTGCCGTTATTGATTTCTACATCGTTATTCATTTGGATGTGAATTACATTGGCATCTTGCCATCTCTTCAAGGACTTATCGATAGCGCTTTCACGGAGTGCCTTGATTTCCTCATTTGTCATGTCGATAGACTTGGCAATCTTGCCTGTGTTTTTAGCAGTCTTACCTGTGTTTTTCTTAGTCTTATCGGCCGTATCATGATCAGCACCTGGAGTAATTTTGCTAGCGTCAAACTCTTGAGGAGTTTTAACACCAGGCATGTTAGGCATTAAGTCACCTAGGCTAAGGTTAGCCCCAATGTTATAGCCCTCACCGAAAGCTCCAGTAACACTAGAATAATCCATCTTACCCATGACAGTGGTTTCACCGCCGGCAATCTCGAATCGTTCTATTACACCGGTAGCCTCGCCGACTTTATCAATATTTACACCAGGGATTTTGTTAATCGCTTCAATAATATCGTTAATCCTAGCTTTTACGAATTGCCAAATACCGTTCCATATATCGATAAACAAGTTAGCGACTGCATGTAATGGGTCTTTAAATACGTTGGCCAAGAAATTAACAAATGCTGCGATAATGTTCCATCCTAATGCGAACACATTGAAAATAGCGGAACCGAACGCCCAAAAAGCACCAACTACGATTCCTAGTACGCTAATATTCGCATCACAGAAATAGTTAATAGCTTCTACAGCTAAGTAGATTATGACTATAACTGCAACAATTAAGCCGATTACCCATGTTAACGGACACGCATATAATGCGGCGTTCAATCCTTCTTGAGCTACAATCATTGCTAAAAGGGCAGCAGTTTCCGCCCAATCCGCCACAGCCTTAATTGCCATAGCACCAGCAGCAATAATTGTTCTAACTGCAGCTATACCGGCTTGGATTGCATAAAACGCCATAACTCCGCCCAGTATTATCATAGCTGTATACATGATAGACGAGTGTTGTCTAACAAAGTTAGACAACGTGTTAAACGCCCATACTGCCGTGTTAATCGTTTCTCCGATAACGCCTACGAGCCAATAGAATACCGGTGCTACCGTTTGAATAGCCCCTGTTACGTTATTCACTAACTCACGAACGCCCTCACTATTAGCAAGGTCGGATATTCGTTGGAACACAGGCTCAAACGCCCGAATAGCTTTATTCTTAATCGACTGCATATGATCACCCCAAGTTTTAGGAAGTGACTCAAACTGCTTTTCAATCTCAGGCAAGTTATTCATAATAGCGTTTTTAATGACTTCAGCAGTAATCTTGCCTTCCGAAGCTAGCTTCTTAAGTTCGCCACGGGATACACCCATTGATTTAGCGATGATGTTTTCAATCATAGGTGCATTTTCGGCGATAGACCGGAATTCGTCACCTTGTAATTGTCCGCTTGCTAAACCTTGCGTTAACTGAAGCATAGCGTTCTTTTGTGCTTCTTTTGATGCACCACCGATGGCGAATACTTTTTGAATACCTTCCATGAACTCTACAGCTTTTCTTGGGTCCGGGAACGCATCATGCGCGGATTGAGATACCTGGATTACAGCGTCAGCCATTTCTAAGTACCCGCCCCTTGCACGCTGTGCGGATTCAAATATCTGCTTATTTAGGTAAATAGCATTTTCCTGGCTTCCGGCTACCAATTTAAGGCGAGCCTGAACCTGTGCCCATTCAGTAGCAGTATCTTGAATCGATTCGATAGCACCTTTTATAGCACCAATACCGTTCATTACCGTACTCGCCAACAGGTTACCAGCAAAGCTGTTCATGATTCCGCCCATGCTAGCTTTTAATGTTTCACTGGCATTTGATACGCCAGTCATCTTATTATGTAGCGTGTTCATGGATTGATAGGCTTTAGTTGTTGCGTTTGCGGCTGCGTTCATAGCATTAGGAATATTAGTAGAGAGGCTTATATAGTTAGAAAGTGTAGCCATTCATTACCCCCTTTTTGCCTTATTCATTTCATCTTGCTCGTCTTTGGCATGTTGCTGAATAAAGGCAATTACTACAGCCTTTTCATTCATGTCCATATCCGCAAAAACAGAGGGTCGCATATGGTATTTAACAAATGCCAAATATGCGAACATCGTTTCTGTTTCATTGGATTCTAGGAGTTTTTTACTTCTTTTACCTTATCTTCCATGCCGACATCATAGCCTTGGGCTTCTGTTACTGCTGCCAAAAGGTCGGCATATTCGCCTGGTGTAAGCATTGCTTTTACAAGCTCAACAGGTTCAGTAACGCCCCAGCTATCTTGTAGTTCCGCATCATATAAATTAGGATAAGTGATTGCCTTAGATAGAACATCTTCGTTGTATGCAGTCGCGTCAAAGCGTTCTTCAGATTGACGAGTGATGCGGTCAGTAATACGTTTAGTGTATTTCTTACGCATTTTTTCTGTTTCATCTGTTGCCAATGTTTTGATTTTCCACGCAACAGGCTCGCCATTCACTTTAATACGTTTAGATGCTACGTATTCTGTTTCATTGACTACATCAACATTTTGTTTAAGGAATGCGCTTAAATTTTCAGCCATTATAAAAACCTCCTAAAAAAAGGGGAGCAAGCACTAGGCTTGCATCCCGTCTAATTCATTAAAGTGTTGAACGTATTTAACACCTTCATAGGTGAAGTTGTGTTCTTGTTCAATGTATTTGCCTTCAGCGTCGAATTCAGCTGCTGTTAATTCGTCAAGGTTCACACCTTTTAGAATTACAGAACGACGACCAGCTTTAGAAGTTGGATCGTTGTTAACTACTTGCATATCAAAGTATGTATCCACACCAGTTTTCAAGTATTTTTCAACCATCTTATCGAATAAAGCGGTGTTGTGGTAAATCGTTAAGCTACCGCTGTATTCTACGGAGGTAGACTTATTACCCGCACCAATACGGCCCAAAATAGCCACTTTTTCTTTATTCTTTTTAATTTTTGCGCTAAGTTTCTTAGCTTGAAACAGTAAGTATCTGTTACCGTTCTCTACGATATAGCAAGACGCTAATTTAGAAGAAACAACGTCAGCTGCATCCATCGTTTTCAATGCATCTAAAATTTCATTTTCCATACGTTATCCTCCTAGGCTACTACAACAGTCATGTACAATTTTTCCATAGCCACAGTTGGCTGTAATTGTACGTTAACCAATACATCTTCCTTGTTATCGCCTTGTGTAGGTACTGGGATATCCTTATCATCGAAGTTTTGGATAGCACGTACCTTTTGATATTGCTCGGCAAGGTATACAAGGTCACCCCATAAGGACTCACGACCAGCTTGGTCATTAGGGGATTTATCAAGATGTGTTTTGTTAAACAATCTAGCGCTGTCAACTGCCCAGTTATCCAATACACGAATGACTTGGTTAAGAGAGAAGTCGCGGTTTTTAGCTTTACTGAATTCAGTAAATGTGTTGATATCTTTCAATACACGTACGTCACCTTGAATATTACCGCCAACGGAGTCAGTAACATTGTGGAACATAAACATACCATCCTTGATAGCTTGTTCAAGTTCGAACTGTTTGTACTTAACGTTTACCGTGTATTCGCCATCGTAGACCATGTTGCCTACTGTTTCATTGATATTACAAGAAGCTTCTCGGCCTACTGTCCAGTACGCTAAAGAGCCTTTTTCAGCACCTTCGTCTGTTACATCATTAAGGATAGAGATAACACCATCATAGTTGACTTTAGTCTTACCATGAATCACTAATTGGAATTTAGCGCCACTTTGTTCACGACAGCGTTTAGTAAATGCAATAAGCAAGTTTTTAATTGTGTCGTCCGCACCTGCGTAACCCAATATATTGAAGTAATAAGGCTCAATCATATCAAGGCCGTCTTGGTAGCTCTTAACAGTGATTGTAGAGCCGTTAGTACCACCGGATAGTGCAGTATAAGCTGTAGTAGTTAATGCGCCAGTTTTAGTGAATACGATGTAATCGTTATCTTGTAATTCTGTTGCATCCTTCAAGTTCTTTTGAATATCTACTGCTTTACGAACATCACCTGTAGTGAGGTAAGTAGTTACGATAAATTTACCTGTGTTATCTGGATCAGCTTGAACAGATACACCCAAATCGTTACCACGAATACCTTTATATTTTGCTTTACCGATTGTGCTTGTAGCTTGCGCACCGTCAGAGTTTAAGCGGTAGAAGTAGCCAGTTTTCAAGCCTCGGAACAAGTCACGTAAGCCCTTCATTTTGTCATGGCCGTAGTCATAACCAAAGTATTTTTGACAATCCTTTTGGAATGTATCGTTATCTACACGGAACACTTCGCCACTTGGGCCCCAATCAAAGGAGAGCATCATCGCACCATAGCCACGGTCAGATACTTCTGCATATGCTCGGTCTTTGGATACGAAGTTAATATAAGTACCTGGCAATACTTTATTGTGGAATAAGAATGTGCCACCACCTAATGCCATATTTCACTAACCTTTCACAGGCGTATTTAATGCCTGATTTAAAATTTTATCAATATCGCTTTCCGTATACATTTCATCTTCATTAAGAAGGCAAGTGAGTAAATCACGATACCGTCTGTATTTGTCAGATGCAATGATAGTGTAAGCATCAAATTGTTGTTCAGTCGTTACCTCGACTGCTTGTTTTTCATCTGCCATCTTTTACCCTTTCTGTTAATTCCATGTGCTTCATACGTTCGATAGGTTTGGCCACTTTCCGTAGTATGTTCTCATACGTTACTAAGAAGTGCAGCACTCCATCTGAAATCTTGTACTTCATACCTGTGCCCATAATTGTACGTTCCCCAACTTGTACAAATTCAAGCGACAGGTACAGCACACTAGGAATATCAATGAGTTTTCGCGTATCAGTAACCACATCAAGATTATTGGCGTAATACATTATGTCTAAATCCAAAGAAGTATTATAAAGATCTCCAATATGTCTGCCCATACTAGGCTCAATCACCTTGATATAAGCACATGGGAATGTCATATTGTTTTCTTTGAATTCTAGGTATATAGGCACATTCAAGGCCTTATGTACAGTCTTAGATACGGCCGTTAATATATCAGTATCCACCATGCTTTTCAATCCATTTCTTTAATGTAATTTCCATAATACGTTTAGCGTTCTTGTTGACCACCTTTTCAGCTTTCTCATGCATATATGCACCATCAACCCAAGGTTTTTTCAACCTACCACCTTGCATCACACCGCCTTTAGATTGACCTATCCATGGAAGAAATCTCCCAACATCTTGCCTATGTCCATCGTTTAGGAAGGATGCATATGATGATGTATTGAACACTTCAACTTTACCGCTTTGATTGTTCAATTGATATTTACCAATACTCCATGATTGGCGTGTATGTTCGCTATCAAAGTATTTTGTCTGTATCTTTCCATGTTGCATGAATTTTACTGACCTTTTACCAACTGGCGTATTTAACTTTGCCTCACGCACATACACACTCGCCATGTTTTCAACCACTTTTTTATTAAACGCTTGAATATTCCCTGATTGACTTAACTTTATTAAACCATCTTTAAAATCAGCAAAATCTTTGAGGTTAAATTCAACACCCATATCAATGCATCTCTAAATTTTCGAGCTGCACTTCTTGATGCGTGTCGTATCGTGCAGAAATCGATGCACTGCGAAAAAGTTGCTTTGTATTTCGCCCTGTAACAGCTATTCGAGAGCCTTTTGGTATGATTACACTAGGCGAACAGAAAAGGCTCGTATACTGCGTAAATTTTGGAATTTCAGCCATATTGGCAGTATTCGATGTTTTATATGACAATCTGCAAGGATATGGGCCGTCAATTTTTGTTGATTTTGCCATTATCCCTGTTTCTTCGTCCATTTGGTCGATTTCTGTTTCAATCGTACATTCACAATCGTAAAGTTTCTCGATTTGCTTTGTGTACTTCTCTACCATTTCAACCGTCGGAAGCATGTCAACTCACCCTCTCCATAATTTGCGAATGTTTGAGCCATTTCTTTCAACCTATCCTCTGCACTTTTACTGCTAAAACTCACTTGAGTGTCACCCATTTTAATCTGTGTAGGCACGTCTAAGTTTTCAACACCAACTAACGCAACAATATTGGTCTGTAAATACGCTCCGACTACTCGATGCACTATTACGTGTTCGAGTTCAGTCGGTAGCGTTTTACAGTTAATAATATTGAGTACTCGTTGGGTTTCTGCAGTAATCAGATAGTTAAGAATAGGTGTTTCAATATCAACGCTTTTATTCGTTATTGTCAGAATTAGATCTAGAATTTTTTCTAACATTCTTCACCAATCCTTTGCTATCCGTAGTTTCCTCTACTGTTGGATTTTCCGTCTTGTGGTATCGTCTCAATAGCATTCCCATAATTTCACCTACTATTTTTTAAATGTTGCTTTTACAACTTTGGATTTATTAGTCAACGCTGCAATGTAATGTTCAGTTACTGTAATTACGTTTGTACGTTTCAATACATCACGATCAGTTTCAACTAATGCATCACGTTTCATGAAGATTGTTACCGCTGGAAGTGCTGGAACACCATCTTCTGGTTCTGGTGTAACTTGAACGATATAGTTATTGAAGTTGCCTGCGTTTTCTACGATTTTACGAGAAACAACAACGTTACAGCCAGCAATTTTACCGATTACGCCACTAGCCATTACATCGTTACCGTATTTGTTTTTGTCGATGAAGTTAGGGTCTTTACGCAAAGTTGCTTCTTGTGCTGGGGAAATAAATAAATATTTCACCACGCCTTCTTGTTCTTCATCGAATTTAGCAACCGCATCAACAATGCCATCATAAGAAATCGCACTTGTAGAAGTAGAAGTAAGTGTAGCACCACTCAACGCAGTCAATACATCGTTATCGACTTTAGATGCAATAGCCATAGACAACTGTTGAGCAGCTGCACCAACTGGGTCACCCAATCCTGTAAGGATAGCTTTATCAGTTAATTCAACTGCTTTGCCAGCCTCTTTGATTTTGTAATCATCGTGAGTTGCAGTCATTTGTTCTGTATCCATTGCTGTACCTTCTGTAAGGTCTACCGCATCACCGATATAACCCCATACTGGTACTGTTACGCTTTCACCTGGTTGACCTACCAAAGTGTTATCGAATGTCGCAATTTGTGTGAATTTAATCGCTTTAGGCAAGCCAGCGGACACCATGTCAGCCATAACTTGCGGTTTAATCATGTTAGTAGAAGTAGTAACGCCTGTTGCAAAGCGTTGCAAATCAAATGTGAATTTTTGTTTACTCATATTTTTATTCTCCTTTTGATAATTGGTTATAGAGTTCTTGATTTTCATCGTAAAGTTTCGAGCGTTCAGCATAGTTCATCTTGGCAAATTCCTTTGATGTAATCGTAGGTGTGCCATGCTTACCGCTATCATTGCCAGCTGGTGTGCCTATTGGTTTTGTGTTTTCGCCAAATAAAAAAGGGTTCTCTTTCATGACCGCATCTAATTGGTCTTTTAACCCTTTAATTTCGCCATTTTCAATTTTTGCATCAGTTAGATCTAACAAAGCACGCACAGCCTTATTATTCTTAGATTTGACACCACTCAATGCCGCATTCACGATACTATCGATTTCCATGCTTTTGATTTTCGCCTCGTATTCAGTGGTTCTTTTATCTGAATCGGCTTTCAATGCATCGATTTGTTTCTTTAGTTCGTCGTTACTAGCATTAGCTTTTTGAAGGTTATCAATTTCACCACGTACCTTTGATAATTCCCCCTCCACAGATTTGAGTTTGTCGTTTTTCGCATTAAATTGGTCTTTAGATACGTAATTTTTGCCGTAATCTTCCACCACTTTATCCGCTACCTCTTCACTCAAACCTAACTTCATTAATTCGTCTTTAGTCATATTGACCCCCTTATACAAATACCCATTTCGCTTTATTTTCGTGAGCCACACCTCACGGCTACGGTCTTGTTGTTTTACGCCTAACAATACTAAAACGGCAATTAAAAAAGCAGCCGTTAAGCTGCTTATTAACTAATATATTGTTTTTCCCATTCTTCATAGGATATAGCACCATCCACATCGATGCTTTTATCATCTTTATTTCTGCCTGTTCGTGTTTCACCCTCTAACCCCTCTATATAAGGGATAGTAGTAGAACGACAATAGCAATGGAACGGAGGAACAGTAACGCCAGGTTTAGCATCAACACGTCTAACAATCTTTCTATCCATTCTCCTACAAATAGGCGATGTATGACTGTCTAGCGTGGCCAGTATCTCCAACTTATCAACATCGAGTTCTGCCATACTATCAAGAAAGCCCTGTTCATGTACTCGTGCCGTTTCTGTTTCTACTAGCCGTTTAGCGTTGCTATACGATGTTTTCATTCGCTTGCTTAGGTTATCAGCCATAGTGTCAGCACCTTGGCCAATCATCAACGCTTGTGTGAAATCATTCTGCAGGTTAGCTACTAGCTTAACCTTATCACTCCATATGCGACTGCTGAAATCTTGTCCATCATTAGCCCATTGGCTATTTATAACACTATCAACACGCTTACCATCAATGCTATTAATCATTGAGTACGTGCCTCGTTGCGTTTGTGCCGTATATGCACTCTTATATACTGATGATCTATACACATCATCTAGCATATTTTTAACCGATACATTTTGACCATGTGCCATGACTTCGATTTCATGCACCATATTGATATATAGCATTTGCTCACGGCTTAACCGCTCACGTATCGATGCATTAGATAGCATTTGTTGATGTTCCTTAGACATTCCGAATTGTTTCGCCTCTTTTTCAAACTCTTTCAAGTCCATCTTAAAGGCTTTCATTTCGTACTTATCTAGTAGCTTTCGTGCTTCTTGTAATGTAATGCCGTTTTCATTGGCAAATCTTCGATACCAATCATTAATGGCCTTTTCTATCCGCCGTAACGCTCGTGCATACTGCTTTTTGATTTCCTCATCGGTTAACGTCGCCTTTTGAAATGCTTCATCTAGGATACGTTCATACCGCTTTTGCCAGTAATCATTCGCCATGTCCATCACCACCATTAGGAATTACAAAGTCAGGCATTAATTCGGCCTGTTCTTTCTTCAAACGTTCTAATTCCTCATTGGTGTCTAATGTCCATGGGTGATTAGATACGATTGTTTCGTTGGAGATGATGCCTACACTGTTACGGCAATTGTTGATGATTTCACTTTCATTGACTGGTGTGAGTTTATTAAATATAAATTCCACATCGTCAAGTGCATTACTACCTAGAATGTTGTAATACTGGCCAATGAATTCAAGCATTTTTTCAAATGATGCTTGGAATTCTACTTCAAGTTGGTTACTATCCAAATCAATATCAGAATACATGCTCATGATGTTCATCTGATTAGGATTATTAGCCATTCTATCATCTTTTGCATCAAATCCACGGCCATTTTCTATAATTGCCGTTTTCAATGCATGGATAATAAATTGATAGTTAGCCGTATTCACTTCTATATGTAAAGCCTCAACACCACCATCACCATTTACAGTATTAATCTTGACCGCTCCATATTGGGCTAGCTTTTGTCTAAAATCTGCTAGATCTGTGCCGTCATAGTTCTTCAATATCAGAATTGTATTCCGACTATCTTCCATCATGTTATCCGCTAACATCGAATACATATCATTCAATGCATCTTGTAAGCATTTAACACGATTAATAATAGGTTGCTCTATGTGATTTCCTTTGAAACAGATTAAAGGTACTTGACCCCAATCATAGAACACGTTGCCAGCGTTAATATAGCGTTGCTCGTCTTTTTCTTGATTGATATACAAGTTTTGATTTTGATAGGTGTAATACTTTACTTTGTCTTTTGTGTAAAACTCTACAAATGTTACTGTCTGATTAGCACCTAGCGGAGCATACACTTCCATATCGTACATATACACAAATGCATCTAACTGCGTATGATCATCATCACGCCAAAACGGAATAATGTTTTCAGGCTTTAAACGTTTAAACGCTATATCACCATTTGCGTTAATATACGGATACAAATACCCTTTACCAGCTATCTGCGAATCGCTACATACGTTTAATAGTGTACGTTGGAATTTACGATTAAATATATCAGTGATGCGGTCATCTTCCGTCTTAATTTCAAGCGGCTTACCAAGCATATAATTGACTTTTTGGTCTACTAAATCATCAATTTTATTATCGACGATTTTATTGTTCGGTAGGTTTTCAAGCTCCATCAACTTTCCATCTTCGATGATGGTAGTCCGCTTTTTGTTTAGAACGTCATGCTTCCCCTCGTAGTATCGTCTACCGGTCAGCATGTCTTTTCTTTCTTTACCGCTTAAAAATTTACGTATTTCATTTTGCAAGAATTCACGTTCAGAGATACCACTATTCCCTTCTATGATTGCTTGCCACATTTCATTAATTGTTAGCATTGTACCTCCTTACCAACTAAATCTTGCACCGTCCATAATTTCACGTAAGCCATAACGCACCGCATCAATGGTATGGTCATTATGTTTAGGATAACTAGAAATGAAATTGCCATCTTTGTCTTGTGCGAATTCGTAAGACATAAACTCACGATATGCGTTAGGGCAACGCTTTTTATCAATGTAAATCTTTGCTCTATCTGATAACCATTTAATACTAAAATCACGGCTATCTGGCCCTTTACGCACTGGATAGGCTCTTATACCTAATTCTGTAAATTCTGCTATAGATTTAGGTTCTGCACTATCACAATATACAGGCCTATCACCTACTTTATCCTTGATGAGGTTCACGGCTTTCTTATTGGTTAATTTAGTGCCGTATACTTCATCGTAAATATAAATAGTATCGTGCTTTTCATCGTAGTTCATTTTCATGTATACGAATGGATCAGTAGCAAAACCAAAGTCAATACCATGGAATACATTATCAAATGTATCTATGATTTCATCTGTGATGTCTAATTCTTCAACGTTAGGGAATACATCGCCGCCTGTGCCTGTTACTTCGCCCATATATTCATGAGCGTACAGGTCAGGCCGTGCCTCTTTTAACTTTTCGGCTTCATTGACGAATTGTTGCCCTAGCCACTCCACAGGAACCATAGTGTAATCGCTTTTGATTACCATCCTATCTGCATCATCTGTTAATTGTTCTACATTCACCCAATTATCACGGCTTTTAGGTGGATTAAACGAATAAAAACACCAGTACTTATCACCTCCACGTAATAAGGACTGGTTTATATTTCGTATTTCATTCATGCCGGCGAATTGGTCTAATTCTTCGAACCATACTATACCGACATACCCAAATGGTAATTTAATTGATTTTACTTTTTGTGGATCATCAACACCTAGGAATAATATTCGTTGCCCTGTTGGATTATAGATAATCTCTAATGGCGATTTCTTGAACGTAAACTTATCAGATACACCCAATTTCTCTATACACCACTCTATTTGAGCGTATACGGAGTTTTTAAGTGTCTGCCCTACTTTACGTAATACAACCGCATGACAATCCTTGTTACTCATCAAGGTGTCTACTACTTCAATACCAACAAATGACGATTTAGTACTACCACGTCCACCAGTTAACCAATAATGCGTGTGTTTATGCCGTTTAATATCAGCACTTACTACGTCATAATGTGGAATAATAACCTCTGTTAAATCAACACGCTTAAATGTATCCTGTGTTGGTTCATCATTTTCTGTAAGTCCACCAGATACATTTAATACGAATTCGGCTGCTTTATTATCACCATTAATTGCATTTACTACCTGTTTTAGTACAATGGCCGTCTGTGCCGTTATATTTAACCCCTTAGCACTTGCAAGGCTCTTTATTTTCTCGTCTACTTGGCCATCTTTTAATGGTGTATCAAGTAATGTATTGGTTATTTCTCTCCATGTCTTTTTGGCTCTTTTTGCCTTGCCACTAGCAATGCCACCGAGTGAACCAAGCCGTTGACGCTCTTCTTTCGGTAACTTGCCTATATCTCTTAGGTTTTGTTTATTGATAGCCACTTGGCTCACCCCCTTTCTGTGCTATATCCGTGGTTTATGGTTATAAATTACCTGTTTTGATGAAATTGGCCACCCTCGCTGCATGTTCATGAGTTGCTGGACCATGATAACGAGTACTATGTTTAAACGTTCCATCTGGCTGTAATTCTAATGCCGTTTTCTTTAGTCCTTTAATAAAATATGTGTTAGGTCTTTTCGCCCATTGCGTAACTTTACCACTATCAATTAAACTTTTAGCACTTGTCGATACCTTTGTTTTACTTGCTGTTTTCATGCTAGCCTCTAAATTAGCAACTTTCTTTTTCCACGTTCTAATAGTTGCTGTCGTTCTAGTTTTAGGTACCTTGCCACTATCTAAATCTTTTAAATACGCTTTTACCTGTTTAATATTTCGAGCTGTAATGTTTAAATTACCTTTATGGTCGAACAGGCTTCCTCTAGCTTTATCACGTGCCACTTGGCGTTCTACCACTCGTTTTTGTTTTTCAATCTTTTCCTTTAGACTGTTTAGACTAGCATTTTCTCTGTCTGCTCTATTTTTTTCTGCACGGCCTTTTCCTTTTTCAATGTGCCACACTTGGCCTTGCCTTGCTCTCATGTTATTTACATGATCATTGAATTTAGCATCAAAGCTAGCTTGCAACGCTGCAAGTTTCGCCTTGCTTTTCTTTGTGCCTTTGCTTTCTTTTCCGCTACCTGTTAGCGAATATCCAGCACCTCTACCACCCATATATTCACCTTACCCTTTCATCTTGTCAGTTACTGAATTACTGATGTATGTTACATCACAATCAAATGTATACCCAATATCACCACCATATACGATTACGTTATGCGGTTTAACTACTTTCATGCATTCGTCCATACCTTGTACCCATATATCAAATGCATCTTTACTTCTTTTAACGCCAATAGTTGATACCGCTATCGTTCCGCCTGTTGGTAATCCATCAAATGCGAAATCATAGCTATCTGTACCAGCCCATGACACAGTAGGAATAACCGTACACCCATAATCTTGCATCATTTGACCGATTAAGCGACTTCTGTATGTGTTCCATATCATCATCGCTATTGGCATGTTCGTGTATAGGCTAAAATCAGGCGTTAATACACAATCATAATCTGCAAGCATGGTACAGTAATCTGCTGGGCTGTTCCACACTCTTTCAAATTGATAATCATCAAGGAAGAAATGAACACCTACGCCATCTTGTGGCGGTGTGCTTTTACAGTAATTAAATCCCATTAAGGACTTTGGTGTGTGTATTACCTTATCTAGTGTAGGTATGTCATATATCCCTGTGCATCTATTTTCATCAAAATCATACAAGTTATATGCATTAGCCGTACGCTCACGCTCGTTTTCCTTTTGCGGTAGTTCTATTTCAACTGTATCTACTGGATCAGCAATTTCAAATCCAAAGTCCGACATATCGAAATCAAATATTTCATTCATCTCTAATGACAAAATACCTTTATCCCATTTAGATACCTCGGCTACTTTGTTATCCGCCAGTCTGTACGCTTTTATTTGCTGGTCTGTTAGATCATCAGCAATAATACAAGGTACTTCTTCAATACCTAATGCATGTGCTGCCTTATATCTGGTATGTCCACATACAATTACATTATTTCTATCAATTACAATCGGCACTTTAAACCCAAATCGTTCAATTGATTTTGCTACTAACGGAACGGCTTTATCATTCTTGCGTGCGTTCTTATCATATGGAGTTAATTCATGTAAGCTTTTCGTTACAATTTCCATTATTTAAGAACCTCACCGCCTTTTCGTTTTAACTTGCCTTTATCCTTGCGACATATTCCGCAATGTGGCTTACAAGAATGTTTAGCCGTTATATATGTCTGACACAAGCCGTTATATTCTATTGCATCAGCAGTGCATATTCCATATTTATCATTGTTCAAGCAATGCTTTCTATCGCAATGTACCTGTGTCATATTTCCCTCTTTTGATAATTTTATACAAAAATTGGAGTATATCGCCGTGGATATACCCCATATTTTGATAGTTATATTCATTTATTGTGTATTAATCACTCAAAACCGAAGTTATACCCTTGGACTTTTGCCAATGTAACCACACAGGAATTAGCGTTCCTTCTGAAACTCTGTATCATGGTTAGTTCCTAGGAAACCAATATAACTTCAGTTTTCAATAATCAATTACACACTCAATACCAACAACTAACAATTTGATGGATCGTAATCGTGTTAGGTTAAGTAACAACAAGAATATGAATAAGTTTCTTTTGGAGGCTGCTAGTTGTCAGTATTCAATGTGTATAACCAATTAGGGCAGGTTCATATCTTTAAGGTTAATAATGTATAAGCTATATATTGTGAGGATATTCGACCCACCCTTATCAGTTAGCAGTAAATTTACATATAAAGTTTTTGTTTTAACACATACTTTCAGATTGAAATTAGAAAAAAGTATAGTGTTGTTTCCTTAGCAATCAATTATGGTTGCGCTGCTACTCTGCGACCGTTAGCGCTATACGTTCCATTTCGCCCATATACAACAAAGGCACGCTCTTATATGGGCGTGCTTGTTGTTGTGTTTTGATGTCCTAAGGAAAGAATGAGTAGTAGTCGCTTAGTGGCAACTTCTACATATATATTATACCTAATAGCAAACTATAGGTATATGGACAATTAAGGACATTTGCGGACATTATAGGACAAGTTTTTTTCCGAACTCCAATAAGGCTTTTTGTTTATATCGTTTTGCCTGCCTTTCCGAATAATTACCAATCATTTTTAATGCATCATCAGTCGAATTGTTAAGAATAAACTCATATCTCAATATGATTGCCCCTTGTTTTTCATCTAATGCATCAATTCGTCTGATAGCATCGCACTTTAAATCAGTTAATTCATCGATACGTTTATTTCTTTCCGCAACAACATCAAGGAATTTAGCCACGCTACCATCTAGTCCTTGCGGAGTTCCACCACCACTAACCCTATCTTTTGAATAATCGATCGCACCTATTGTTGTCATGTTAAGCCTCAATAAGTTAATCTCTTTTTTGATAGACTCAATTTGTGTTTCAACCAACTTAACAGGTTGTAGGTACTCAACCGCCTTTTCTATTAGTTGTTTTTCGTCTAATTCACCCAAACACTCACCCCCAATATAAACGCTAGACACATTACAATTACCACCAAGCCTAATATAACTGCACTTTTAGTTCCAAACTTTATATCAACAAAGTTTATCAATAAGAAACTAACTATAGATGCAATGCCACTCACAAGTAATGTTTTAAGCATAATCTATTTATACCTCTGCTAGTTTTGCGTATTCCCATCGATACACTTCATTATCAACATCATCAACAGACCACGATGTTGCTCCATATTCCCACGCCATTACATCGACACCATCAAATGACGAAAAATATCTATTGTACCAGTTTTTCCCATCATTGCTAACCAATATTGGTGTATCAACTGCCACTTTTGACCAGTCAACAATGCCTAACTCTCCTGCAATGTTTAACACTTCATTCCGTTCTATTTTGGGCATTATTTTGCTTATGTTATTAATACACTTTACATGACCACCACTATTTATATCTAATATGCCGTCATTCATAACTGGTCTTTTTGTTGTTACAAATGCAGTACTACCTACATTCTTAACATAATATTTCCAGCCATCATCATATAGCTTTTGAAGTAACCACTCTTGACCTTGTTTATCTGTGATCATACTGCACCCACGCTCCTCTATCCTCATTCCATTTGAATTTAATTACATCGTATAAATCAAAATCATCAATATTTTCACTTACCTTGCCTATATAGAACGCATCCTCATCACTCTCTATCGCAAGCTGGCACAAGAAATCAAATGCATCTTGGTAACTTTGAGGTGCGATGTAAAAGTCGGAGTGTTCTACGTAACCGCTATAGCTTGTCATGTACACCTCTTATAACCCTACCATTATGCACTTAACACCTTTTTCAACTATATAGTCCATAAGTTTTATTAGCTTGTCATACTCTTTATCCGTGAGTTTCCCTGCATTATAAACATCATCCACTTTCCGCCTAATCTCATTTAAACTTTCAATGCTATAGGCTGAAAGTATATACTGCCTAGTTTTTCTGTAAAAAGTACTCATACTCACCTCTTATGATATGGGCGGATATTTCACCGCCCATATCCTTTACTTAAATAACCAATACACCAAGAACGCAATCATAACTAACATTGATAGTATTAGTAACGTTACACACATTAATGCCCCATCACGTTCCATTTCATGCATCCGTTGTAGTTTTTTATAATTACGACCTAATTCATTTTCCATTCTTCAACTTCTTTGTTTTTTCCTTTGCAGTTAATTAATTTTAAAAACTTATTTACCAGTACTGCCATATCCGCCAGCACCACGTTCTGTTTCACTTAACTCATCTACCTCTACTACATCGACCAATTTAATCGGAACGATGATTAGTTGTGCGATGCGATCACCTTTATTTATTGTGTAGTTTTTGCAAGATACATTCTCATACACAATGCTAATCTCACCTCTATAATCTTCATCGATTATCCCAACGCTATTGGCACATCGTAGCGGTGTAATACTCATACTACTTCTTGGTGTTAACAACCCCATGTGATTAGATGGAATTTCAACTGCTACACCTAATGGAATTTGTCGCTTACTATCTGCTGGTATTGTTACACTAAATGGACAATATAGGTCTAACCCAGCTGACACTTGCGGTAACTTGGAGTCCACCTTTCCTCTTGTTGGTAGTTGTGCGTATTCACTAACCAACTTCACTTTCATTTTTTCTATCAAAACTTCACCCCTAACATAACTAACGCTTTTTTCACCGTTTTATAATCTGCTCCTACTTGATAACTAATTGCCCTTAATGACATTCCAGCGCTATGCATTTGCAATAATGAATTTCCATCTAACTCACTTGCACGTGTATATGTTTTCTGTGGTTTAGTATCTTTTAAACCTAAATAACACAAGGCTCTACCAGCACTTATATCTCTATATACACAAGCTGCTAGTGCTAACCAGTTAAGGTTATTGTCAGGCACAAACTCACTCATATTAACCGCCATTACTCCACTCACTTTCCTTATAGATACGGAAGAAATCATCCGCACTTAACACCACTAACCAAGGTTTATTGCTTTTCTTCCAAGCCACAATAGGTATATCGCCATTGTTTGCTTGTTTTGCATCGTGTTCCGCTTGCTCGTAAGCCTTGCGTACATTTAGGTTTTCAACAAATTTTACTTCTTGATGTATGTTAGGTAGTCCTACACAGTCCGATGCATCGCCTGTATTACCGCAATATTGTGCAGTTCTACGGACTTTATCGAACCCATTGGCACGGCACACATCTCGCCACATTCTTTCACCACGTTTTCCTTTATCTTTACTGTTTATTGGCATTATCTATTCACCCATTTCATACACCCAATTCTCATATAGTATTCCTTTTCCTTTTCGTTCAATTTAACAGAACCTTTTATTCGTTTTGCTCTCTTTACAAAACCGCCAAAATCATAAAGATTACCTCGAAAATCAAATGTATTTATTTCATCGATTAAGATTAAGCCAACATCACCAAGCATTTCATCGATTACTTCATAATGATCATCGTACAAATCTCTAGGTACTGCATAATACAAATACATAACATTGTGATTGTCATGGTAACGTGCTTTCTTGAAATCATTCCTAAAATCGTTTATATCAGTTTTGATTTCAACTTCTGTTAAGTGCAAAGTGTTTAAGTTGAAGTAGATGAAGTCAGCCTCATAAGGTGGTTTCCCACTATCCCTCATCATCACATTTGGTATACATATATTTTTAAGAAATAGATGCCGTCCTAATGCATCTTGAATATCTCGTTCTGTCATTATCGTCTTATTTGCTTTCTTTCAATCTAAAACTTTCTGTAATAGGCACACCTGCCTCTGTAGGAATATAGATAATTTGGTCTTTACTATCTTTCAAAGTATCAACCCATAACCAATGGATGTATGCCTCATTACCTTTCAACGATTGACCGATAATTTGATTAGCTTTTGCAGTACCCTCTGCACGTTTTACTTCCGCTTGTGCTAGGCTTTCCGCACTATCTAGTTTTGCCTTAGCCTCTAATACTGCAACTTGTCTATTTTGTTCTGCTCTAGCAAGTTCTGCCTCGCCTGCTTTTTGTTGTTGCCACACCATATACATCGGAACACCAAACGCAAAACTCCAAACTACCGCACCAATCATAACTACTACCAATAAAGCTGATACAATCTTATTCATGTTTATTTCTCCTTTTTAATCAATCACATTACATCAATATTGATACTCACTCCTACAACTCTTCTATTTCTTCAACTTCAACATCGTCATACCAATCATTCAGTTCACTAAAATCAATATCTTCGTTATATGAAATCTCTTGGGCTTTCTCCATTGCATCAACATAACTTTCACATTTCACAACTTTGGAAAAGCCAATCTTTACATATCCACTAATTTTGTATTCATCCATGTTACTCACCTCTTAGAACGGAATATTTTCATCTTGCGGTTGCTCAAAACTATCAAAATTGCTAGATGCAGTTTCATCATTCGTTAAGGATGTACCTACAAAGTTAGCAACTACCTCTGTTATATATCGTTTTTGTCCATCTTGTGTTTCGTAACTGCGTGTCTGTAACCGCCCCTCTACAAAGCAACGATTGCCTTTACGCAAATTACCGATGCTTTCTCCTAGCTTTCCCCAAGCCACGCAGTTAATAAAAGCAGTTTGTTCTTTTGTTTCACCATCGCTTGATGTGAACGTGTTTGTTGCTGCTACTGTAAACGTGGCTACTGCTTTTCCAGATTGTGTATATCTAACCTCTGGATCACGTGCCAAGTTACCCATAATTTGTACTGTATTCATATGTTCTCCTTTAAATCTTTTGTTCGATGCACATCGTGCCTTTATAGATACGCATCATCTCTTCTAAGTTTGCAAAGGTTCTTGTATCAGCCTTTGCAATCATCTGCATCTGTTGAGTAGCCTCTTCTTGTGTTTCCACGTTTAAAGGTATCTCAATGGTGATTACCATCTTTCGTTTTTTACTTAACAACTCATCACCCCTTACCAATAACTGATTTGATTTAATTCAGCCTTTACTTCATCAACAAACACATCGTAGTTAGGATGAATGTGGCAATCGACTGTTGCCTCATTCCTCATAACTTCAAGCAAGTTTTCAATCTTTACTCTTGCCTGTGCCTCGCTAGTTGCCATGACTTGAAAACTAACGTTAAAGCTAATGTTTACACTTACATCAAACTCTTTCACTCTTTCTTTCATCTATCCCCCTATTGCTTGTTTCAATAACTCTTTTCCTTTGTCTGATATTTTGCTTTTATTAATTATCTCTGTTACATCTACTGGTTCTTTTGCTACCTCTACCAAGTTACCTGTAGAGGTCATTTCAATTTTCTTTTGACCAGCATTTAGCAACGCTCGTTCACGTTCTGCTTTTTCTCTTGCCTTTAATAACAAGTGATTATCTTTAATCGAATTAGACAATCTTAAACGCTCACGTTCCCTTGTTTCTTGCACTTCGTAGTTCTTAACGAATTGCGCCCTGCATGATGTTTCGTTGAAGTTATCGCCATTTTGAGGGTCAAACGATTTCCAAATTGCTTTAGCACATTGTTTTGTTAAACCCTCTAACTTATCTAAACCTTTCTCATAGCCATATGATCTAGCCACTTGATACACCCTTTCCCATGCATCTTGTGCAGTAGGTAGTTCCTCATGTGCATTTACAAAGGCACTTAATGCGGAACATTCCTCTCTGATTTCTGCAATCGTTGGTAAGAATTTACATCTATCAATCAGATTGCTAATTGCCTGTTCTAACGTAACAGGGTTTACATCAGATAACTTTGTTACATACAACATCATTCGTTGCTCTGACATATCAGTAGACCACGCTATCTGTAACATCGATAGTGCTTTCAAAGTCTGTTGTTGGTTGTTCAGTATCTACACCCCCTAACTTATTCATCAAGTTATTAACTACGTTGATTGCATCTTCCTTGCTATTCTTTTTAACAGTAGGTTTTCTGTATTCGCTACGCTCCCAAGTCCTAACCGCTGCTTGCCAGTTCTTCATTGAGTTTTTACCAACTTTCCAACCATTACTTTCGTAATAGTCATAGAAATGTTGTGCATCTACTTTATTTCCTCTTTCAATGCAATACTGTTTGATTTCAGATAGAGTAGGTTTTTCAAAACGCTTGCGTTTTGTTGTAGTGCTTGCACTACTATCTATCTCTTTCTCTATCTTTATCTCTTTCTCTAACTCTATCTCTATCTCTGGTGGAGATTTCTCGGAGATTTGTCGGAGATTTGTCTGGACATTTGTCCTATCTGTCTCTATTCGTTGTCTATATTCCCTCTTTCTATCAGCCTCGCTACTGCCTTTACCAATGAAGTTTTGAATATCCAACATATAGATAGCACCATTTTCTAGTACATCGATTAGTCCTAAGTCCTTGAAGATTGATAATGCTTGTTTAACTGTTCCTACTTGATGTCCTGTTACACTTGCCAGCATTTCAGCGTTGTAAGGAATGCGATCATTAACAACTAACTTTCCATCATTCTTTAGACTTCGTAAGTAGAGTTTTAAAAGAATATTACTGTACAAGTAGCCGTCTTTCATGCTTTCTAATATCTTCAACTCATCACTATCAAAGAAATTATCTTTAAGCCTTAGATAGTAATATTTTTTGTTATCGCTCATAGGCTAGTCCTTGTTAAGACTTTCGATAAATTCTTCTTCCGTTAAAGGTTTGCCTAGCATCGCAATTCTAGTTAGCACTTTTGCGATTTCTTCACTTTCTTTTTCTACATCCAATACACTATCGACCATCGCATAGATAGCATTTAATTCTTCAATCAATCTGTTGTTGTATGTTTTATCGCCTTGGTCTTTTTTGTAAACTTCAATTCTGTTTTCAACATAGGCTCTAATCATTACTAATTCGTTCATATTCATCTGTCCTCTTTCCTAAAAATCTACATCAATAACTATGAGTTCCTTTGTTTTATCTCGCTCATTTTTAGCAATCAAAACTTCAATTTTAGAAAACATATTGTTGTAATTATCAACAATAACAATTTCATTATTCCCATTAACTTGCTTTAATTTATTGATTAACTCTTTAACTAACATAAATTTCTATTCCTCTCTTCTAACTTACGTTGTATTTCTTTTGCGAATACTCCATGTGCTAAGTTCTCATGGCAATATCTACACAAACACGCTAGGTTGTTTAATTCGCTTGTACCACCTCTGCCCCTAGGTAATATATGGTGTACCTCTGTAGCAGGCGATCCACATATTACACAACACGGATAGCCA